CGCAGGAGCTCCATAATCATGGCAGATTTTGTTGAAAACGCCGGCGGAGCGGCATTTGGCAACCCAAACCTGCGCCGACAAGGCACAAACAGCCGTGCATCTCGAGCCTACGGTGGAGATGTCCGCCTTGCACAAGGCGATGCCGACGCACAAGAAGGTGGATTTTACGGCGGTGGTTTTCGAGCTCCCGGATCTGCGCCGCCCAAGGCCGTGGATGCACCCACCAAAGGCAACAACAACATATTCGTGGGTCTGGCCGATGCCTTGAACAAGTATCAAAAGGATCTGGAAACCCGGCATCCTGGCTATGTGGCCGACGAATATGTGTTTGATTTTCGACCAGCCAGCATAGGCGCAGCCAAAGCCACGCCGCCCCCTGACAAGGTTACATTGAAAAACACAGCCGGCAAAAATATCAGGACTGCCGCGGACAAGGTGGACCAAACCACAGACTCAGTCAATGTCAACAGCCAGATGTGGCAGGTCTTGCCCGGCACACAGATAGTACAGTTGATCGACCAGATCATACGCAGCAGCACCTACATCACCAGTCAGCAAAAGGCTGTGATCAACGACGAAGGAAAACAAGAAAAATCTGAAAGTGCCTATGCAGGAGTCACGGCCTGGTACAAGATCAGCGTTAGTGCCCAACAACTCAAGTACGACACTTTCCGCCGCGATCATGCCTATCGCATGACATTTACCATCACGGCCTATGCCATCAATCAGATGTGCAGCGTGTTTTTCAATGACAGCAAGTACCGAGGTCCACACAAGGCCTATGACTACTGGTTCACAGGTTTGAACAGTCAGATCATGCGTTACGAACAAGAATACAACTACGCCTACTACACTACAGTCACACAAAACTCCACGGGCTTGGCCACGCCTCCGCCAGGTGGTCGCGATCAGATGAAACAGGCCGTCATGGCCACCAGTGAACAACGCACCCAGGGACAGGCCAACTATGTGAATGCGCCGGCCGACAACGCAGCTGCATTCTTGTACAGCATAGCGGACTTTGCCAATGTGCGCCTGGTCATAGTTGGAGATCCTGGTTGGATGCAACAGGGCGAAGTGGCCTTTGGTGTCAATGCCCGTAACTTTGAGTTCAACCCATTCAACAGTGATGGAACCATAAACTACGACAGCCAACAGATCACGTTCACAGTGACTTTCAATCGTCCCACAGACTATGATTTCAACACCGGCATCATGAATGTGAACACTCCCAATTCAGCTCCAGAAACATTCCGATATCAGGCGGTCAGGTGCAAAAACATTTTCAGCAAAGGCAGTTTCACACAAGAACTTGAGGGAGTGTTGATACCACCCAACTTTGCCACACCTACTACCAATCAAAGGGCAACGCCAGTGACTGCATCCACAGCCTCGCGTGCTTCGGCCCGGGTCAATGATGGTTCGTTGGGCTATGAAATACTGGACGAAACCGGGGCAGTATCAAATCTGCGCAGAAACGAATACGGTGATCTGTATGATCCTGCCGGCACAGCTGGTTCAGCATTGCCATCGCCACAACCAGCGGCACCCCCTGCAGCTCCAACGTCAAGCGGTGACATTCGGTCACCATTTGCAGGACAGACTGGCCCATTTGCAGAACAGACTGGCTCATTTACAGGACGGACTGGCTCATTTACAGGACGGACTGGTCCATTTACACCAAATACAAACGCACCACAAAATATGGATAAGGAAACATAATGGCCGGCGAAAATATAAATCGCAACAAAGGACAACCAAGCAACTACAAAATGGACCGCGGCGGCATGCCGGTGGAGATGGGACCTTTTATTGGCGTGGTCAAAAACAATGTGGATCCCACACGCACCGGTCGTTTACAGGTTTACATAGAACTGTTTGGCTCTGCGACACCCAACGACCCCAGTTCATGGCGCACAGTCAACTACTGTCCACCATTCTACGGAGCCACACCCGCAGGTGCCAGTGCCGGAACAGGAGCATTTCAAGAAGGCAATCCACAGAGCTATGGCATGTGGTTTACTCCGCCCGACATTGGAGTACAGGTGTTGTGCTTTTTTGTGGGCGGAGATCCCAGTCAAGGCTACTACGTAGGGTGTGTGCCTGATCAAGGTATTACTCACATGATTCCAGCCGTGGGATCGGTGGAAAAAAATCAGGCAGTCACACAAAATGCCACTCAGGCCAGCTATTTTGCCGGCAGCACCAGATTGCCTGTGACCGAAATCAACAACAGCAGTACCGAGATAGTCAACAATCCCAAATACTTTGATCAACCCAAACCGGTGCACAGCTATGTGGCCGGCATCCTGTTCCAACAGGGTCTGATCAATGATCAGATCCGTGGCTCCATTGGAAGCACCAGCCAAAGAGAAAGTCCCAGTGCCTGTTATGGTATCAGCACACCAGGCCGTGCCATATATCAAGGCGGCATTGGTGCCACTGGCGAAGAAAACATTACCTCAGAAGATCTCAAATCTCGCCAACCGTCTGCGGCCAATGTGATAGCACGTCGCGGTGGACATAGCTTGGTCATGGACGATGGAGATCTCACAGGACAAGACAATCTCATCAGGATACGCACCAGCAAAGGTCATCAGATCACCATGAGTGACGATGGCAACTGCCTGTACATCTGCCATGCCAATGGCCAGGCCTATATTGAACTGGGCCAGGAAGGCACCCTGGACGTGTACACCAGCAACAGTGTTAATCTACGCACACAGGGCACTATAAATCTACATGCGGACGAAGATATCAACATGTTTGCTGGACGAAACATCAACATGAAAAGCACACAAGGCACAACCATGCAAAGCGATGCCGACATGACGGTGTCAAACAAGGGTCAACTGACCCTGTTTAGTCAAGCTGGCATAGGATTAAAAACCGCTGGCACCTTGGCCATGACCAGTCAACTGGGCAGTTGGGCAGCCGCTTCCACGCTTAGTTTTAACAGTGGACAGATACAACTCAATGGCGGCCCACGCATTGAAGTACAAACGCCCAAGGGACTGACCAAATATCTACTGCCCAAGGTGGAATTCAATGCTACTCTGGGTTGGATTGTGAATCCAGTGGGCACAGAAAGCATAGTGACCCGTGCGCCTACACATGAACCGTATCCCTATCATAATCAAGGTGTGAGTGTGGCGGTTAAATTTAGTGGAGCTCCTACTCCACCACCTGATGCTCCGCCAGTTCCGGCCGGGGTAAAAATTACAGCCACATGAGCCAGTTCAAATACACCTTGCCATCTGGTGCCAACTTTGTCATGCAGGCACCTGCAGATACCACACAGACCCAGGCTGATTTTATATTCTACAGTCAGGTAGCTGCTGGCGCCTTGGTTGGATTTGAGCCCGGGCAGAGCGTCACTGGGACCACGTCGGCTGCAGTAAAGTTTGAACTCAGTCGTCTGGATCGTGGCACAGCCGGTGTAGATGATGTGGTCATCTTGTCCATCATCAACGGATTGCCCACAGTGACCAACATTCCGCCCTTGATAGATGTGGCCTTGGAAAATCCTGTGACACAGGCCGACATTGCAGAGATCAGCCGAACAGGATTTACTGCCCCGGCCATTGGCGGTTTGACTTCGGATCAAACACAGGCCATCATGGCCCAGATAAGCAACATCGTGGATCAGCCAGCCACGGTGATCAGCAATGACAAAGGAGTTGGGCAATACGGATTGTCATGCCAACAACTGGAACAGGCCGGTTATGTCAAGCCCGGAACCTGGCAACAGTTTATTAAAAATGGCAACAGTGATCTTATTGATGTGCTGTCGGCCCCGGGTATCTGGACCGGCTACAGAGGAATATATTCACTGAGTGATTTTTTAAATGGAACAGATTGATCTGACACTATTATGACATTTGCACAAAATGACGCTATATCAAAACTCATGACTGATGGTTATTCCAGTCTGCAGGCCGCAGGCGTGATCACTACTCCAGCATCACAGGCCATCAGTGCAGTGAGAGGTGTGGTGTTTACTGGTGGCGCATCTCCAGTGACTGCAGTCACATCTGCTGTGACCAACAGCGTAAACAGTCAGGTAGGCAGCCTTGTGGCCAATGCCAGCAAGTTTGGCACACCTCTCACTGCACAGTGGGCAGAGAGTTTGCCATCAGTGAGCGACCTGACCAGAAATCTGACCAGCATAACCGGCATTGGATCGTTGCCCAGCTTGTCGTCCTTGCCCAGCCTGGGATCATTGACTTCAGGTATCACGCCCAATCTGGCTTCGGTGCAGTCGGCCATGAACAGCCTGGGCAAGGCCTCACAGTTTGCCACATCTGCGGCCAGCAACCTACCTGGTACCGTGGGCAATCTCAGTCTCAGCAGTCTTACCGCTGGTTTACCCAATGTGTCGGCGCTAACTGGCCAACTGCAAGGCAAAGCCACGGCCTTGGCCGGGCAACTGCAGGGACAGGCATCAGCCCTGCTGGGTCAAGCACAAGGACTAGCCGGTAACTTTACAAACATCAACATTAACAGCTTGTTGGGCGGCACTGGTGACAGTCTAGTGGCCAGTGTACAAAAAGCCGCTGGATTTAGTGGCACAGTAAATCGAGCTACAGTAGACGTGGCTATGGTCAAGGTGTTTGGCAGCAGCAAAATACCTGTGCCCAGCCTGGGAGCCAATCTGCCAGATTCATCCAGCATAGCCGCGGCCCTGGACATAGGTCAAGCACAAACAATTCTCAACGACCTAAAGGGACAAGGCAGTAGGTTGCTGGGCGGCGTGCAAAATGCCATTGGCACCAATCTAGGCGGAATTACCGCACAGGTCACAGCCCTGTCTGGATCGGTCCAGCAACAGGCCACTACCTTGGCCAGATCCGCTACCACAGTGTTCAATCCTGCATCTGGCACTGTGATCTAACCGGTAAATACCACATGCCCACTTTTATAGGATTCAGCACCATCAATCAAAACAAAAAGTTCACAGCCGTGGACTTTGACTTGATCAAGATTGACCTCTTGAACGCATTCAACATACGTCAAGGTGAACTGGTGGGTCGCCCGGGATATGGCACTGTGATCTGGAACTACCTTTTTGAACAACAAACACAGGAAACACAGGCCCTGTTGCAACAGGAAATACAACGTGTGTGCGCCGGAGATCCCAGGGTATTCATCAGTGGCATGCAGATGTTTCCACAGGAAAACGGCATCTTGATACAGTTGGGCTTGGCCGTTGTGCCCAGCACCACCGCACAACAGTTGAGCATATTTTTTGACCAACAACAACGCACAGCCACCTACGTTTAACTACCCAGTTTATTGTCAAACTAAATACTAGAACTGGGAACATTTATGGCCACAACGTCGAGACAAACAGCAATATTTGGGGTAGAAGACTGGAAACGCATATACCAGACCTATCAAGAGGCTGACTTCCAGAGCTATGACTTTGAAACCCTGCGCAAGAGTTTCATAGACTATTTGCGTGTTTACTATCCAGAAACCTTTAACGACTACATTGAAAGTTCAGAGTTTATAGCTCTGTTGGACGTCATGGCCTTTATGGGGCAGAGTCTGGCGTTCCGCACAGATCTCAACACCAGAGAAAACTATCTAGACACAGCCGAACGGCGTGACAGCGTGGTACGTCTGGCCAACCTGGTCAGTTACATAGCCAAACGCAACATCGAAGCACAGGGATATCTCAAGGTATTCAGTGTCAGCACCACAGAAAACGTTACAGACTATAACGGCATCAATCTGGCCAACATCACGGTAAACTGGGCCGATCCCACAAATCTAGATTGGCAAGAACAGTTTACCACCATACTCAACGCGGCCATGGTCAACACACAACAGTTTGGAAATCCAGGCAATCGTCAGACCATACTGGGTGTAGACACACAGGAATACACAATAAACCTTGTACCTGGATTCTTGCCCGTGATACCTTACACCGCCACTATAGACACAGTCAACATGCCTTTTGAAGTGGTCAATGCAACATCAGCAGGAACAGACTTTGTGTACGAACCTGCACCCTTGCCCGACGGTCAGTTCAATGTGCTGTTCCGCAACGATCAGCAGGGATTCCTCAGTGCTAACACAGGATTTTTCTTCCTATTCAAACAAGGCGTGTTGCAAAATCAAGATTTCAATCTGGCCGAACGCATAACAAATCGTGCCGTTGGTATCAACATCGAAGGTATCAACAACAACGACGTCTGGTTGTACCAACTGGACGATCTTGGCAACGTGGGCACCTTGTGGGAAAAGGTACAGAGTGTGTATGCGGCTGCGGTGGAACAACTGGCTCCGGGCACAAGAGACATCTACAGTGTGAGCAGTCGAACCAATGATCAGATCACTCTAAACTTTGGTGACGGAGTGTTTGCCACCATACCTGTGGGCACCTACCGTGCCTATGTGCGTGCTTCAAATGGACTGACCTATACCATAAACCCGGTAGAAATGCAGAGTGTCAGCGTGCCCATCAGCTATGTGAGTCGCACCGGACAGATTGAAACTATTACGTTCACTTGTGGCATTACCGAACCAGTGACCAATGCGCAGGCGCGAGAAACCATACAAGAAATCAAACAGCGGGCCCCGGCTCAGTACTACACGCAAAACCGCATGGTCAACGGCGAAGACTACAACAACTTTCCGTATACCCAGTACACCAGCATACTCAAAAGCACGGCCATAAATCGTGCCAGCATTGGTACTAGCCGTTATCTTGATCTGGTGGATCCCACTGGCAAATACAGCAGCACCGACATCGTGGCCAGCGATGGCGCCTTGTACGAAAGCAACAATCTTTATTCGTTCCAGTTCAGTTGGCTTACCAGCAACGACATTTCAGATGCCGTGATCAATCAGATCAATCCCTTGGCCCTGCGTGCAGGACTGCAACAGTTTTATTATGCTAACTTTCCTAGACCCGATCTTTCAGTACTGAACTATACCTGGAATCAAAGCACCAGCATCACAAACGAAACCACTGGCTATTTTGAAAACGATCTAGGCAATCCGGTGGCAATAGGCACCTATGCCAGCAACAACGCTCGCTACATTACCGAAGGCAGCTTGGTCAAGTTTACGGCGCCCACTGGTTACTTTTTTGATGTCAACAATCGCTTGGTAATAGGACAACCGACCAACCCCGACGAAAAACTCACTATCTGGGCCAGTCCTTTGGCTGTGTATCTAGCTGGTACCGGGCAGGGACTGGGCAACTTGCCATCGGGCGAAGGTCCTGTGGTATTAAACAACTTTGTGCCTACAGGTGCCATACCCACAGAGGTCATTCCGGTGTTTACCACAGACATACCCATCACAGTGCAACAAAGTGTGGTGGAACAGATTTCATTGAATCAAAACTTTGGGCTGGGCTACAACAATCTCACCAACACCTGGTATGTGATCACAGCCAGCAACTTGGCCATTGATGCCAGCTTCAGCCAGACCAATGCACAAAGCACCACCGGCACCAATGCTGACGCATCCTGGTTGATACAGGCCACCTATGATGGAGCGACCTACACTGTGGTCAGTCGCAGCTTGGAATACTATTTTGGCAGCGTTTTACAGACCAGATTTTTCTTCTACACCAGTGATCCCATCTATGACAGCAGGACTGGTACAGTGATACGTGACTATATCAATGTGCTCAAGGTCAACAGTCAGCCTGACACTGCCAACCCCATGGGATCAGACAATATTTTGACCATTATAGATCAACCTGTGCTCAGTGACGGATTAGTGGATGATTTTCAAGTGGTGGTCAGTTATGCCCGAGCCGACAATCTCACACCAGTCAACCCAGATTTCTTTGATGACATAGTGGCTCCCTCAGTGGATGCCAATGACAAACTGGTATTTTTCCAGCTGACCCAGGACTTTGACAATCTTCAACGTTATCTGCTGATTGAAGCTGGAATTGTCAACAGCAATTATCCAACCTTGGCGGCCATACAGGCCGTACAATCACAGTTTGTGATTGGCCAGGTGTTTTATGCCTACAATCCCAACAATGACACGACCATAGACTACAGTGCCGGCACATTTTATGTGCTGGGTGTGGACAGCTTAGACAATCCCACATTGACCCCAACACAGGATTATCTGGCCCAGATTGGCCGACAAGATCTATATTTCCAATACAGACACAACAGTCCTTTGACCAGCCGTATCGATCCTGGCAGCACCAACATCATTGACGTTTACATAGTGACCAATGCCTACTACACTGCCTACATCAACTGGTTACAGGACACCACAGGAGTGGTCACAGAACCCACACCACCCACCATTGATGCTCTGACCACAGCTTATCAAGGTCTGCAAAACTACAAAATGATATCAGACAACATGATTTTGAATACTGTGGACTTCCAACCCTTGTTTGGACAAAAAGCAGAACCGGCCTTGCGTGCTACCATCAAGGTCATACGTGCGCCTAACAGCACTGCCAGTGTCAGTACCATAAAGAATTTGGTGGTGGCCAACATGAATGCCTATTTTAATCTGGAAAACTGGAACTTTGGCGACACTTTCTTTTTCAGTGAACTGGCAGCCTATCTGCATCAGAACATCGGCGGCATAGTTAGCTCGGTGGTCTTGGTGCCGTTGGCACAAGGTCAAAGTTTTGGTGATCTTTATGAAATACGTTCGGCTCCTAATCAGATTTTTGTGAATGGTGCCACAGTCAACGATGTGGAAGTGATCACGGCACTGACCACAACCAATCTACGAAGCACATCTCAGGTCGGCGGACTCAACATACTACTAGCAGCACAAACCAGTAGCACGGTCAGCAACGCTGGAACTGCCAGCAGTGGCGCCAGTTCAGGTGGTACTAGTTCCAGTGGCGGGAGCAGCTACTGATGGCCAAACAAGTTCGCAGTGTTGACTTCCTACCGGAAATATTCCAAACACCTATCAACGAACAGTTTTTAAGTGCCACTCTGGATCAGTTGATTCAGAATCCTCGTTATGTGCAATCACAAGGATTTTTTGGACGCAGGATCGGCCCAGGAGTCAATGCCAATGACAGTTATGTGACTGAACCCACCAAGGTTCGCACAGATTATCAGCTGGAACCTGGAGTAGTTCAGGTTGATCCTGAAAACACCAGTCAAGTGATAGACGCTATCACATATCCTGGCATTAACGATGCACTGGAGACACAAGGTGCGTTTGTCAACAATGCTGACAGACTGTACACCAGTGACTACTATACCTGGGACCCGTTCGTTGATCTAGACAAGTTTGTGAACTATGCACAGTACTATTGGTTGCCAGGCGGACCTTTGTCGGTGGATGTGTCGGCCACCACAATACCAGAAACTGACAACTTTGTGGTTGACCGATCCAATGGAGTGTACACATTCAGTGGAGTCACTGGCAACAATCCTGAAATAACATTGGTACGTGGCGGAAGCTACACTTTCCAGGTGGCACAAAACACCAAGGAAACTGAAAACTTCCGTGTGACCAACAATGATCTCAGCAGCTGGAACATAGATTACTCACCCAATCCTACCCTGACCTTGGTGCGTGGCAATACCTATGTGTTTAACATTGAGACCACGCCACCCTTGGCATTTTACATCAAGACAGCGGTTAGTCTGGGCACCACCGACATTTACTCACCAGGGGTCACAGGCAACGGTGCCTCGGCAGGACTGATCACATTCACAGTGCCTCAGAACGCACCAGATACCTTGTTCTACTGCAACGACGTTGCAGTTAATCTCAACGGCCAACTCAACATTGTTGATGGCACACCAGGCACAGGTCCTGGTTTTTGGATACAGGCCAATCCAGGCGTCAACGGACGAGTAATTGCCACTCCTAACATCAGTAGTAGAGATGTACTGGGTGTGGTCAACAACGGCGAAGATCTAGGCACAGTCACATTCAATGTGCCTTTGGCCACGGCCCAGAACTTCTACTACAACATGCCCAGCATCGGCACCGTGGACCTGATAACCAGTTTGAATTTTGATCAGATCAACAATGTTCCTGTGGCAGTATTTTTGGATCAGTACGGCGGTATTGATGGCATAACCAATTTACAAAACAGGACCTTGGTATTTGAACAAACCAGCACAGGTTGGGAACAGACTGTGCTGGGCGATCCATTCATGTCCACGGCCATAACCGATCCCGCGGTGCAGTATGGTGTGTGGCAAATACAGTACAATACCATTGATGGCACCGAGTACATACAACTGATCAGCATACAAACCGTAGATGTTCTCAACAAGTTTACCATTATATTTGGTGCCGAATATTCCAGCACAGGATGGTATAAAAACACCGACGGCGTTTTTGAACAGATACCTTTGTTGACAGCCGGACTCAATACCTTGTTTTATCAGGACGGAACTGATCCTGAAATATTTGGCCGATTCAACATTGTTGACAGCAACATGTCCAGTACCTTGGACATAGAAAGTATCATTGGGGCTACTACGTATACCAGCCCCAACGGAGTCACACTCACCAATGGCATGAAGGTCATATTCCGTGGCAATGTGTATCCTGCCAGTTATCAAAATCAAGAATACTATGTGGAAGGTGTAGGCACCGGGCCTGGCCTGCCATTCCGTGTGGGATTTGTAGATGGCGAGGCCTACTATGGCCCTTATCATGTGCATCAGGGCCAAAAGATGGTGGGAGCCGAACACACAGACACTTTCCATCAATACATCTACGACACTGTGACGCAGAGTCTGGCCAATGTAGGAGCAGGAGGTCCAGCTGGCGCACCATTGAGCAATCAAGGACACGCTGTGATTGGCAATGGCATCAAGTTGTTGCCAGTGTCCAGTTTTGTTACACCAGAAACCTATACTCAAAATCTTGAAGTGCCGTTTGACACTACGCCCTATGATCTGGGCAACTTTGATGGTGACCTGAACCAGCCCTTGATACCCGACTACCTGACCATAAACCGAGCCAGCCCTGACCTCAATGCCTGGACCCGCAGCAATCGTTGGTTCCATATAGATGTGATCACGGCGTCAGCTGAATATAACAACACCACACCGTTGCTGGACAATCAGTTGCGTGCCCGACGACCTGTGTTGGAGTTCCGTGCTGGTACCAGACTGTTTGATTCAGGCACACAAGCACTTGCTCCGGTAGACATCATAGATTTCACCCAGACTGATGCGCTCAGCAATGTCAACGGCAGTTTGGGCTACAGTACCGACGGTTACAGTCTGATCAACGGCAGTCGCGTGATATTTGCCGCAGACACAGATCCTGAAGTGCGTCGCCGGGTATACAGCGTGCAGTTTGTGATCACCGACACCAACGCTGAAGATTCTACCATAGTGGATGTGCCGGTGATTATATTGACTCCTGTGGCCACGGCCGTGGTTGATAATACTGTGGTCAGTCTCAGCGGCAACACTGAACAAGGATTATCATACTACTATGATGGGGTGGCCTGGATTGAAGCACAACAAAAAATCAGTGTAAATCAACCTCCACGCTTTGACATCTACGACAGCAATGGTATCAGTTTTAGCGACCAGGTCACATATCCTAGCTCAAATTTCAATGGCAGTCCTTTGTTTAGCTATGCAGTGGGAGATGCTGATCCAGACCTTGTGTTGGGTTTTCCATTGACCTATCTCAGCTTGACCAACATTGGCGACATTGTATTTGACAATAATTTTTACAAAGACACCTTCCAATACACCCTGGATCGCACTGGTCAAACTCTGTCACTGAGCACAGGCTTTGTGCGTGAATACAGCATGCGCGGCGAGTTCCAAAGCGAAATAGGTTGGCAAACTGCTGCCACTCGCAGCCTGGTGCGTCAGCAGTTTCAGTTTAGCTATGATGGTTCTCCACTTTTGTTGGATGTGGCTGTCAACACCAATGATACAGTGCCTGCCATACAGATCTATACCAACGGCCAGTATCAATCGGCCAATCTTTATCAATATACCGTGGCTACCAATACCACCACTATCAACTTGCTTGCTACCTACCAGCCCGGAGATCTCATTGAGGTATCGGTGCTCAGCGACCAGGTCAGTGTGCAGGGATTCTACGAAGTGCCTATCAACCTGTCTAACAATCCATTGAATGGCGACAGTCTACAGTTTACCTTGGGCACCATACGCAACCACTACACATCCATTGCTGAAAATCTCATTGGCCTATCTGGACCACCTATTGGCGCCAATAACACCAGAGATCTTGGTAATATTGTGCCGTACGGACTCCAAATACTGCAACAGAGTTCACCACTGACCTTGACCGGGTATTTTATGCGCGATCCAGAGTATGACATATTTGCGTCTCTGGCCTACAACAGCAGTGAATACATCAAGTTTAAATCACAACTGCTGAATGCTGTCACCACGTTTAGTATATCCGACTATGGTAACTGGACCGTGGCCGAACTGTTGGATCGTAGCATGGCCCAGATCACTGCAGGCCGTACTAACATCAATCCTTTTTACTGGAGTGACATGGTGCCCACGGGTACCACGTTTGTGTCCAACAGCTACACAGTTAATCCTATAACCATCAACACTTTCAACACAGTGCAGACCTATGACTTCACACAGTCTAACTTCCTGGGCTTGTGTGTGTATGTAAACAATGTGTTACTGACACGTGGGATAGAATATGTGGTCAGTACCGAAGGGCCTACACTGACCATCCTGATACCCTTGGCCGTGGATGCAGTGGTCAAGATCAACGAATATACCGACACCGCTGGTAACTTTGTACCCAATACACCCACCAAACTAGGACTGTATCCCAAATACCAACCCAGATTTTTCTATGACACATCATATGTGAATCCTACCTGGGTCATACAAGGTCACGACGGAAGCATCACAGTGGCCTTTGGCACACTGGAAGATCCTGATCCACGTGATCAAGTGTTGTTGGAGTTTGAGACTCGCATATTCAACAATCTTAAAAACGATGAGAATCCTGTGCCTTTGGTGGCCGACGACGTGATTCCTGGATACTTTCGCACCACCGACTACACTGCCGACGAGATCAATCAGATTCTAGGAGAAAGTTTCTTGGCCTGGGTTGGTGGCAACAAACTGGATTACACCAGCCAAACCTACACACCCGACGATGAATTTACCTATAACTACAGTCAAGCCGGTAACAGACTGGACAGACAACCGCTACTGGGCGCATGGCGGGGTATCTATCGTTATTTCTACGACACACTATCGCCAGATACTACACCATGGGAAATGTTGGGTTTTTCAGAACAGCCCGACTGGTGGACTGATCGATATGGTCCTGTTCCTTATACCAGCGACAATTTGGTGTTGTGGGGTGACCTTGAAGCAGGTCTGGTAGCAGATCCTGTAGCACCTTATGTGATACCAAAATATCGTCGTCCTGGGTTGACGTCGGTAATTCCGGTAGACAGCCAAGGCCAGTTATTGCCACCTTTTTACAGTGTAATGGGTGCTTACAATCCTCAAGGATTTGTCAAGAGCTGGAAGGTCGGCGACGGAGGCCCTGTGGAAGCAAGTTGGTGGACAAGTTCCAGCTATCCATTTGCGGTCATGCGTCTGTTGATCCTCACACGTCCCGCTGAATTTTTCAGCCTGTTTGCTGACCGAGATCTTTATCGATATTCAACTGATTTAGATCAGTATCTGTACAATGGTCGTTACAGAATACAACCACAAAACATCCAAGTGTACGGCAACGGTATCAGCAAGGCCAGCTACATTAACTGGATCATAGACTACAACCAACAATTGGGCATCAACAGCACCGATGCCTTGACCACGGACCTGGCCAATCTGGACGTGCGTTTGTGTTACAGAATGGCCGCATTTGTTGCTCAAAGCAATCTGGCCATGTACCTGGAAAAAAGCAGCCCCAACAGCGAAAACAGCAACCTGCTGATTCCTCCAGAAAGTTACAACTTGTTGTTGTATAAAAATACACCATTCAACCGTGTCAATTACAGTGCAGTTATTGTAGAAGTGGTTGAAGGTGGCTACAGCGTGTATGGATACAATGCCACAGATCCGTATTTTCCTACCTTGGCCAGCCGTGTGACTGGTGTGCAACAGACCTTGAGTGGTGGCAATATTTCAGTCACAGTACCGACTCAATACACCGACAAGCTGGTACAGATACCCTATGGCTATATTTTTTCAAATCTAGCCGGCGTGGTAGATTTCTTACTCAGTTATGGCGAATATCTGGCCAGTCAAGGACTGTCATTCACTGCTCAAGAAAATGGCTACACACTGAATTGGTTACAGATGGCCCAGGAGTTTTTGTATTTTGCCAATCAAGGTTGGGCCACAGGCACAATTATCAATCTCAATCCGTCGGCTACCCAGGCCATTGCATTCCGTGCCGGTGCCGTGCTGGATTCCATCATAAGCTACACGCCAGAGAATCTTATTTTGGATCAAAATCGAAAAGCCTTTGATGCCAGAAATTTAGTCATACGCCGTGAAGGCAACACGTTTACACTGAATCCCGAACCTGGCGGTAGTCAAACCGTGAGCTATTTGCAGTTGCGATTCACATCCTATGAAAACATGGTAGTCTTGAACAACAGAACCATATTCAACGACCTTATCTATAATAATTACACAGCTGAAAGACAGAGTAGATTGCGATTGAACGCGGCCATATCCACTGAGTGGAACGGAACTCTCAACGCCCAAGGATTCATACTGAATCAGGACAATGTGGAGGCCTGGAGGCCCAATCTCAAATATACACGTGGACAGATAGTTTCCTACAAAAACAACTTCTGGCAAGCTGCTACCATAGTGCCGGCCAAGGCCACGTTTGAATACTCTGACTGGCTCAAGAGCAACTATGATCGTATTGAACAAGGTTTGTTGCAAAACCTGGCTACCAAGGCTGATCAGTTGGCCAACAGTTATGACACACAAACTGCCAATCTCAATCTAGACAATGATTTGTTGGCGTTTGGTCTGATTGGATTCAGACCTCGTCAGTACATGGTGGATTTGAATTTAGATGATACCAGCCAGGTCAATCTGTATCAGCAGTTTATCAAGACCAAAGGTACCACACAGGCCACGGATCTGTTCACACAGGTCAACTTTGATCCATTGACAGCACAGTATCGCATATACGAAAATTGGGGCATCTTGGCCGGCACCTATGGAGCCAACGCCAATCGCAGTTGGTTTGAAATAGCTCTTGATGAAGAACTATTAACCGGCAATCCCAGCACTGTACAAATCATACAGCCCGGCGAATCCAGCCAGGCCAATCAGACCGTACAACTGAACAATCTCTGGGCAGAAAGTTACAAGATACCCAACACCAATATACTTCCTACCACGTATGCTACCAACAGCGACACAGCCTTGCCTTCAGCAGGATATGTCAACATTAACAGCGTGGATATCACAGTGTTCAGTCTCAACGATCCCTCCAGCATTAGTGCCAATCTTGAAATAGTGGGCAATGGCACCAAAATCTGGGTGGCCAAAGACAACAGCTATGACTGGAACATATATCAATGTGAGCAAATACCCGGACGATTGACACAACTGACCGATAATCTCAATGGTACCAGCCGTGCGCAGTTTAGCAACACAGTCAACTTGACCGTGGGCGATTTGATCATAGTGCGATATTTCAGTGAAGCGGTTGACGGTGTGTATCGGGTGCTCAGCACTCCCAGCATAGATTCTGCTGTGATACAGTATGAATTCAGCAATTCCAATCAAACGTCAATCACTGGCACGGGTCTGGTATTTTATCTACAGAGCATGCGTGTGGCTCAGGCCAGCGACATAGTAAATCTACCATCCGACAATCAACTGATACCCGGAGCCATAGCCTGGGTAGACAATGATGGTAATGGACATTGGCAAGTGCTGGAAAAAACCAATCCTTTTGCGGCCATTGACACAGTTACTGCCACAGTGCCAGAACCCAATTCATTGTTTGGTACCAGCCTGGCACAGAGCTCGGATCACTTTGCACTGTTGGTAGGAGCACCTGCAACCGCCAATGGCGCTGGTGCTGTGTATACATACCGTCTGGGCAATGTGAATGATTATGTGGAAAATACCGAGTTGTTACTCAATGCTACGGGCACAGCCGGATTTGGCAACAGTGTAGATTTTGGAGACAGGACCTGGGCCGTTGCCGGTGCCAGTGCCAGCAATTCAGGAGCAGGCTATGTTGCCATGCTGTATCTGGTGCCAGGCTCCAACGACTATGCAAAAACACAGTTACTGGTAAATCCCACAGGAGATTTTGGACCAGTGGGCTTTGGATCCACAGTCAAAATCACTGCCAACGAACGCTGGATGTATGTGAGTGCACCTGTTGACAATGAAGTTTATGCCTATGCTCGAATAGATGTTCCACGCCAGTCTGTGACATACACAGCGCCTGGCAATGTGGCCACATTTACATACAACAATGACATTGAGATAGACAGTACGCAACCCGATCAGCTGATAGTCACTGTGGACAACTTGTTGGCAGTGTATGGCACGGACTACGTGATCAATGCCACGCTTGTGCAGTTCTTGTTCACACCCACCGCAGGCTCCAAAATAGTCATATCCCGACGTACCTCAGTACAACTGGATTCCAATACCTATTATGGTGTAAATCAAAACAGCACCTCGGGCACAGGATCTGGTGCTGCATTTACCATCAACAACACCAGAGGTGTTTATAGTGTGTCGCTAACGGCACCGGGCACAAGCTATGTGGTGGGCAACACCTTGACCATCAGCTACACCCAGATAGCCCCTACTGGAAGTGCGGCCAACAACATCACCATCACTGTGACTGAAGTCACTTCGGGTGGTATCACAGGATTTACCTACACCGGCACAGGAGTTACCAACACCGCTGTATTTGCTCTTGACACCTATCTTTACACAGCCACTGATCTGGATTCGTTTACTGTGGAAGTCAACGGGGTACTACAACGGCCACACATAGATTATGATTTCCAAGATCCGGGTGACAGCTCCATACCCGAGATCACTTTCCTAACAGTTCCGGCCGCAGGTGCCATAATCACTGTGAGTTCAGCTGCTGTGGGTGCTTATTGGAAATATGTCAACACCTTGACTGCCGTTGGTTTCCAGGCCAATGCTAAGTTGGGCACAAGTCTAAGCACAGATGTGTTGGGACGCCAGATTCTGATTGGTGCACCCCGAGACAGCGCCGTGGATGCCGAAGGCAATACCATACTGTCAGCAGGTGCTGTATATGCATTTGATCGCGGAGTGATCAAGTATTTGATCACAGATGTTGAGCAACTGACCTATGCCATACCTGTCACTGCACAGGATCCCATCACGGTAATCTTGAACAATCAATATCTAACCAACACAGCACAATACATCAATGGAGATTTTACAGTCAGCGGCAACACCATAGTGTTGTCACCATCTATTTCGCTGACCGTAGGTGACTCATTGGTGATTGAAACCAATGAATTCCAACAAGTGCAAAAAATTACAGCCAACACCGTGATTGACCAGTCCTTGTTTGGCCAAAGCGTGGCCATATGTCCTAACAGTTGCAGTGTGTATACCGGAGCACCCTTAGACAGCTTTGCCTCAGGAGTTCCACAGGCCGGCCTGGTACAACGACAGGTCAATCAAAGCAGAATCTATGGCATCACAACCAGTACCGTGGCCAATCCTGCTCTTACCGCTGGCGACACTATTCGCATTAACGATATAGAAGTCGCTGTGCCAAATAGTCCTAACAATACCGTAGCTGGTTTAGTAGCCGCAATAAATGCTGGACCTTACCTTAGCACTAAACAGTATTATATAGGAGATCGTGTATCATACAACAACACAAGTTACGTAGCTATTGCTAACAGTGTTAATGTTGTGCCAACAAATCTTGCATTTTGGGCCCCATCGTTTATCATACCCAATGTGCGAGCTGTTTCCAGCAGCAACGTGATTTTACAAGGTAACGGGGCTACCAAGATATTTGATATTGGCAACATATATTCCTCAGCCACTGCCTATACCACAGTAGTCTACATAGACGATGTGCTACAGACCCAGGGAGTAAACTATACCTACAACAACACCACACAACAGGTGATTTTTGTGTCTGCTCCAGCCACAGGCAGTGAAATACTGGTGATAGGCGGCCGTATCACAATCAGCGTAATCAACACCGCAGCAGCTGTTGAGTTCAATCGATTGACTGTGTTGCCTGGCCTAACCGCAGGCACTGCATTTGATGATCTGGGATTTGTTACCTATGCCTATACTCAGACCATAGTCAGTCCCCGTGCTACAGATTTTGCCCAGTTTGGATCCTCAATCAGTGTCAACACTGGCGCCAGCAATCTAGTCATAGGATCGCCCAATGGTGATGCCTATGAACCCACCACGTTTGATGCCGATCAAACCTACTTTGATGATCGCAGCACCACATTCTTTTCATCGGTAGATAATTCTGGGGTAGTATACACCTTTGACTACCTACCCAGTGCCAGTGATTCAGTAACTAATCCAGGCCAGTTTGTGTTTGGTCAACAGATTTATACCACCCAGTTGCAGACCGGAGATCAGTTTGGTGCCGCGGTGGATTATCGCAACAGTCGACTGTTGGTAGGTGCTCCTGGCAGTGATCTAGGCGACAGCTCGGTCAACTACGGCAGCGTGGCAGTGCTGGACAATGCAGACGATGCCGCTGTGTGGCAAGTGGTCTATGCGCAACAGGCCGCAGTGGATGTGAATCTTATCAACTCAGTGTACAGCTATGACCGAGTGTTGAGCAGCACACAAACATACTTTGATTTTATTGATCCCTTGCAAGGCAAGATCTTGGGCGTGGCACGCAGAAACATAGACTACATTGGAGCAGTTGATCCAGCTAGTTACAACACAGGAACCATACACAACATTGGCACCAGTTGGGGTGCTGCCCACGTAGGCGAAATCTGGTGGGATACCAACTCGGTAAGATTCATAGATGCCAATCAAGACAATCTGATCTATGCCAGCCGTAGATGGGGTCAGGTATTTCCAGGCAGCACCATAGATTGTTATCAGTGGACTGCCAATAGTGTGCCTCCGGTGAACTATACCGGCACAGGCACTCCGTTTAGTACAGTGAGCTATACTGTGGCTTCAACGGTGGATGATCAAGGTTTCTTGACCACTACGTATTTTTATTGGGTGCGTGATATCAACACTGTGGCCACACAGGCAGGCAAAACTTTGAGTGTGACAGCAGTGGCCAGCTACATTCTTAACCCGGCCAGTAGCGGTCTGCCTTACATAGCAGCCTTGACTACCAATGCTGTGGCCTTGTACAATGCCAAAGATTTGTTGTCGGCTAACGATACTATTTTGCATGTGGAATATGATCGCCAGGCTCAAGGTGGCCAGGCCGACATACATCAACAGTATGAATTCATAGCACAAGGCCGTGCCGACTCGTTTTTAAATGCCAATCTGTACAGAAAAATGCTGGACAGTTTCTCAGGTGCCACTACCACAGGTGCTGCTGTGCCAGATCCTCTGCTGAGTCCAGGCATGCAACACGGCGTGCAGTTCCGTCCTCGACAGAGCATGTTTGTCGATCGCTTCCAGGCCTTGCAAAACTATTTGGGTCGTGCCAACACAGTGCTGGCCCAGTATCCTATATCAGAGACACGCACGTTCTCTTTGTTGAACAGTGCCGAGCCCACACCAGCAAGCAATTCTGGTGCCTGGGACTTTGAAGTACCTAACCTTGAAGTGTTGGCATTCCAAAATCTGGATGTGGTTCCTTTGGGTTGGAAGTATCTGGTCACCAATGACTCCAGCCAAAATGGTCGCTGGACCATATATCAAGTGGCTTCTGACACCCAACCGGGACAACGTGTGCTTGATCTGGTACAAGTACAGACCTATGACACCACACTGTACTGGAACTACATTGACTGGTATCTTCCTGGATATAACAGTTCAATACAACCAGTGGCCACTGTGGCCAACGTGGCAGAGTTGCAACAGCTTGATCTGAACACAGCACCGGTAGGTTCCAGTGTCAAAGTCACTGCCAATGGCCAAGGCAAATTTGAAATATATCTGCGTACTCTAACCGGCTGGGATCGTGTGGGACTAGAAGATGGCACCATAGCATTTGACCAAGTTCTTTGGAACTACCAACTGGGTGGGTTTGGATTTGATGCCCAGGTGTTTGATGGCAACTATTTTGATCAAGAGCCCACTACAGAAACACGCAACATCATACGGGCTATCAATGAAGAATTGTTTGTGGACGACTTATTGATTGAACGCAATCAAAGTTTAATCTTGATGTTCCAATACATTTACAGCGAATTTACCAGTCCTAATTGGTTATTTAAGTCCAGCTATATTACGGTGGAACATGTCATACGCGGTCTTTTGCCTTATGAACTTTATCAGCCGGACAATCAGACTTTTGTGCTGGATTATCTCAACGAAGTCAAGCCCTATCATGTGCAGAATCTGTCCTTCAATTTGGTATATGAAGGATTAGACACTTATCCTGGTGGTATCACCGACTATGATGTCCCTGCTCGTTGGGATACTGCATTGACCACACCACAGTTTGTAAGTCCGGTGCTCACACCCTACACACTCAGTGATTCTGTAAATCAATCCGTGGTCAGTGACACCGGTGCCGATGCTCAGATATGGTTGCAAAGACCCTGGAGTGATTGGTTCAACAACTATGGTTTGTCAGTGGAATCCGTCACGGTCATTGACACTACAACCACCTACTCGGCTGTGCCAACAATAACCATTGGCACAGAATGGACTGCCAATACCACTGTTGCTTTGAGTGAACAGATCTTTTACGGCGCTAATCTTTACACTGTGACTGCGGCTGGCACCACCGGCACTGTGGCCCCAAGATTTACCGTGGGCAGTTTGGCCAATGGCACGGCCATGTTGACCTATTCAGGTGCTCGAGCACAGGGTGTAGCTGTGTTGCGAGCCAATCAAACCATTGCCACAGTAACTGTCACGGTGCCAGGTACAGGATACCTGACCACACCCCCAATTGCCATCACTGACGTCAACGACAGCAGCGCCACCTATGGATATCAGCTGGTACCGGTCATGGGCAACAATCTGGTCAGAAGCATCAAGACCACCATCAAGTATGACCGATATCAATACAGCAGCGACATAGTGGAATGGTCTTATCTCACAGCCAACTATGCCGCAGGAACACAGGTCAGATATCAGGATCAAGTATGGTCAGCCAACACTGCTATAACCAACACCGCGGTAACTACCACAGCCACTTCACAACCGGCGTCGTTTACTATCACAGTAGCATCGGCTGTTGGACTAACACAAGGCATGTTGGTAACAGGCCCTCAACTTTTGCCTGGCACAGCCATTGGAACCATCACAGGCACAACCCTACAACTGACTCAGGCCGCCCTGGGTGCCATGAACAACACCCAAGTGAATTTTTACAGACCGTTTGATTTGGATCAATGGACCCGAGTGGATGCCGACACCTTGAGTGGTGTAGATCGCACCATGGGATTCTATGTGCCCACAGTAAACATGCCCGGGCTAAGTTTGCCACTGTTGATCGACGGCATAGATTATCCGGGCGTGCAGGTGGATGCGCCAGATTATAATCAAAACACCGGATTTGATGTGGGCAACTATGACATCAATCCCTTTGACAACATCAGCTTTGATGCTGAAGGTCGTCCAACCTATGATCCAGGCATATTGGATGCCAAGTACAGCAGTGCCTATTTAGATCCATATTTGGGAACCCGAGCCACTGACATCAATGTGGCGGGCGGTGCCTACGTAGACACCTATAGCAGCCATGCTCCTGAAGAACTTGTTCCTGGCAGCGAGTTTGACACTCTGGATCTACGTGTGTACACACGTCCCGGATCAGACTGGCTAGAACGTGGACATGGCTTCCCTAGCGGCACTGTAAGATATGAGCTGGATGCCGCCAGTCTAGGGTTGAGTTTCTCAGGTCTTGAGCCTTATACAGCCTTGGTATTTGTCAGCAATCTCACACAGCAACTGGATCTACATCTGGGCACTGACTACACTGTGAACTATGTGAATCAGACCGTGACCATGATCCTCAACGGTAACGTTCAAGACGGCGACGTGATTGTGATCACAGCCTATGAGCCTGGTGGCGGTAATCAGTTGTACAAGAACATCTATAATGGTGCTGACATAGGCAACACTGTAACAGTGCCAGTGGCCTACTATCAGATTGATGGGGTCACACCAGAAATACAGGAGTTTGTGATCTTTGTAAATGGCGTGTTGACCACCAACTATACCTATGCGGCCTCGGAAGATCAAGCTACCACAGTGACCTTTGGCGTCACCTACACAGCCACTGACAGCATAGCTTTGTATGTGCTGGCACCCACAGTGATCACAGTCAATCAAACTCCGATCAACTACAGCTGGAGCCTGCCACAAACACAGATCATCGTCAGTGATGGCACTGGCCTGACCTTTGATCTTGACAACAGCTTGAGTGGATGCAATCCTGATTGTCTAATAGTGACTGTGAATGGTGTACGTGCTCGAACAGCGGCCGGCATACGTCACACCGCTGACGGCAGTACCGGGTATGACCTGCCAGATCGTTTAGGAGTCAGTCAAGCTCTTATCGCTGACAATCAGGTACATGTGTACGTGGAAGATCAGCCACAGATCCTGGGAGTAGATTTCACAGTGGAGTCAGCCTCGGGTTACAGCGAGTTGCGCGAAGTGTTGTTTGCCGAGGAACCTGAGATTGGTGCTGAAATTCTAATCTATGTGGACATCAACGTGCAGTGCTTTGTCAACGGAACGCAACTGACCTTTGTGACCGGCAACGGACTAGAACCTGGATTTGGTGATGTCATAGCCGTGACCACCTGGAATGACACACGCCAACAAGGCATATTGAGCCAGTGTTTTGTGGGACCTGTGACCACAGGCGTCACAGTCAATGAACCTTACGACAGCGTGGATTTTGATGTGGGCGACATCACTGGCGATCCTGGCAGTTATGACTACACTGAAGGAGACACTGTGATTGCCAACAATCTGGATCTAGGTGTAGTAATAACCAATCCAGATCGTCTGTGGGTCAGTTTGAATGGCAATCGGTTGTTCAACAATCAAGGGTTCACTGTCAGCGGCACCCAAGTGATTCTTACTTCCGGCATCATGAATGCGTCTGATGTGGTCATGATCACGCAGTTTACCAACTATGTGGTTCCAGAAGCCATGGCCTTCCGCATATTCCAAGACATGCGTGGAGTACAGGCCACCTACAGGATTACCACTGACACCACCACTGAAACCACTGCCTTGGTGGCCGTGGACAGTGATGTTATTAGTGTGATCAATGCCGGTGCCCTGCCCGAACCAGATTTTGACAACAATGTGTGGGGGGTTATCACAGTCAATGCCGAACGCATCATGTACAGAACTCGCAACACTACAACCAATACTGTCAGTGGCCTGTTACGTGGCACCGCTGGTACTGCTGTCTCTGCACATGCGGCCAACAGCACGGTGTACAATCTAGGTCGCGGAAATCTGTTGCCCCAAGAGTATCAAGATTATGTGGTCAGCAACACCTTTGAAGGCGATGATACCACCACAGAATTCACTGCAACACTGATAGATCTTGCACAGGATGACAGTACTCTGCGTGTAGATACCTTAGAAGTATATGTGGGTGGCACCAAGCAAAGTGAGCATTTTATTGGTGATGGAGTGACCAAGACTTTTGCCTTGAACG